ATACACTAAAAACCGCAAAAAAAAACAAGATTACCACCCTGGCTAAATACGCTTTTGACCAAGTTGAATACCTAATCAACATGGGGCAGATGAAAGAAGCTCAAAATCAATTTAAAGGGATTTATAACGCCAACCTTTTGAAAGCTCAAATTCAAGGGAAAAGCCAGACGTTTTATGAGCCACCAAAGCAGATCGAAACAGCTTTGATTGCTGAGGAAAAAACCCCTGCACAAAAGGCGGGCTTGAATGATGAACAAAAACTCATCTTGGCGATGGCAGACCGATTACGTCAGCAAGGAATGTCGCCAAAAGAGGCGTTCATACAAGCTCAAGTTGCAATTCGTGGCGAGGTTAAGAATGCAAATAAGTTTGAGCATGAAAAACATGGTTTAAGCAAAAAGCCTGATTCTGAGTATTGGCCTGATCCTTTTGATGACTTCGATGAGTACAAGGCGGCTTTACAGGCTGAACAGAAAAAATTGCCGCAAGCGGTTCGTTTTATGGACAAGCAAGTAGGGGGTGGGGTGTGAGTGATTACCTAGAAATGAATCTTGAGCAACTTCAAAAAGAACATGCCGAGCTGCTTGCCTTTAATGAAAATTTGGATCGTGAGCGTAATGGATATCGTGATGATGCTCGTAAGTACGCCAAGAAAGTGCAAATGATTGCAAGCCTATTTGTTGTGCCGAGTGATGACCACGAATTAACACTTAAGGCCATTAAGACGATTGTGGAGCAAGTAGGGGGTGGGGTGTGAAGAATAAAACCGAAGCAAATCAAATTGCAATTTTTGAGCGTGTCATTGCAGTTCTACGGGCCATTCAAACTACACCAGTCGCTTCAACTTCTGCGTTAAGAGAACAAGTAATGCCTGATTTAAGTCAGAGAACCGCACAAAGGTACTTAAAAGGCTTGGAGCGTGCGGGGTATGTGAGTCGGGTGCTAGATGCTGGGTGGCACAAAAGCGATGCACGTTATTTTTTGACAGAAAAAGCAAAACAACTATTTGGAGCACAGGGATGAAAAAGCGCAATAAGAAATATAACCCGAAACAAATTGTTAAGCAGAAAGTTCACAAATTCCAGATGACTTGGGAAGTGAATGAAGCGAAACGCATTATTGAGATGCATCATTTACTTGGTGGTGTTGATCCGCAAGAGTCAACACATACACCGCTGGAAGTTTGGATGAATGCGCATAAGGGTGATTTAGCTTTGGCTCTAAAAACTCAGACCATCCCGCCTGAGCAAAGCTTTCATATCGTGAGCCGTATTCATGCTGTCAACAAAGAGACTGGTGAAGCTGTGAATGTTGATTTTCAGCTTGCCACTGCGACAACCATGCACCTATGGCAATTTTTGGGCGATGAGGATTCAGATATTTACGTTGAGGATGGTGGGTTTAAAAAGAAATGGCTTGGCTTTAATTCTGAACTTGAGAAGTATTTGGAAAGCATCGAAGGGGATTTTGAAATCGAAACAAATCACTGTTGTTTAACCTGTTTCTCAACATTCAAAAGTTTTAGACATGAAATGGAATTTAAAGCACGTAAGTTGATGCTTATGGGTCAAGGTTTGGGAGTAGCGGCATGAACTTAATCGAAAAATATGGCGTAGATGCTCAAGGCTTGGTGCAGCGCTATGGTGGCATAGAAAAGTGTCGTGAGATCGTGGAAAAAGCTCCAGAAGGTGCGGAGTGCTACTCGTGGCGTTTGGGGGATTCTGGCGTTAGAGACAACACGGTTTACTTGGATGATCTGAGAGCAGCCATCGCTGACCACGACCGAACCGACCATGTAACAGATATTCGCAATCATATTAGCCCCAATACGAGAGTTTCAGAGGCGCATGTGAATGAAGCATTTAAATTGAATAGTTTGGGGTGACGGAATGAAATTAACCAAACAGCAGCGCACAGACTTAAAAATGAAATTTGGTGGCCATTGTGCTTATTGCGGTTGTGAGCTGGGTGATAAGTGGCATGCAGATCATATTGAGGCGGTAAAGCGCGACATCATCCATGTAGGTGGCGGAAAGTTAATTTCAGGCGAAATGACAAAACCGCACTTGGACACAATTGAAAATATGAATCCAGCATGCGTGCCTTGTAATTCTAATAAGTCCTCAATGTCGCTTAAGTCATGGCGAAGCCTATTAACACATTACCGAGATGTTCAATTGCTTCGTGATAGCACACATGCACGTCACTTACATCGTTTTGGATTGATAGAAATCAAATCTGAACCTGTGGTGTTTTTCTTTGAAAAGTATGGGGTAACAGCATGATCACTGCAGCTGAACGTCCAATCTCAAGTAAGCGAGCACGAAAGCTACGTAAGCGGCAGGGTGTGAATGTTTACTGGTCAAAGCGACTAGAGTGCCTAGTTTGGGTGAGCGATGACAACTTACTCAATTGCTGAATACAAAAAGATGATCGGTGCGAATAAACCTAAAAGAGGATCTAAGCGCCTAAAGCTTAAAGGTGAAAAGATACAGAGTGAGGGTGAGGTGATATTGGCAACTGCACTTAGAGCTTTAAATATCGAGTTTGATCAGGAGTTTAAATTTCACCCTTCACGTATGTGGAGAGCTGATTTCCACTTAAAGGGCAAAAAGATATTGGTCGAGGTAGAAGGCGGGATCTGGAGTAATGGTAGGCATACACGAGGTAAGGGTTATTTAGGAGACTTAGAGAAATACAACGCAGCAACAATGATGGGTTATCAGGTAATACGGTTTAGCACCGAGCAAGTGAAAAGCGGCAAAGCGATTGAGCAAATTTTAAATTTAATAGGGTGATGAAATGGCAATGGTTAAGGTTTGGGATAAAGAGATAACAGGCAAGCTTTATGCGGTTGGTGATATTCATGGCTGCTACAACTTGCTTATGAGTCGCTTAAAAGAAATCGGTTTTGATTTTGAAAATGACTTGCTTGTTGCTGTTGGTGATCTGGTGGATCGTGGTACTCAAAATATCGAGTGTATCGAATTGCTGTCTAAGTCATGGTTTACATCTGTGCGCGGTAATCATGAGGATTTGTGTATTTGGGGGCGATGTGATGTTCCTTCTAAGCGTTGCCATATTTCTAATGGAGGAGAATGGTTTTACGAGCTGAGTGTTGAGGATCAATTTCAAATTGCTAAAACATTTTCTGCATTACCTATTGCTTTAGAGGTTTCACATCTCGGCAAAAAATATGGATTTGTTCATGGGCATATTGAACAAAATAACTGGGATGAGTTTAAGCAAGTTCTTACCAATCCTTTTTCAAAAAAAATAGATGGCAGAAGTCCTGTTGATTTGGCGATATGGGGGCGCGATCGACTGAATGACGAGAAAAAGCAATACACCCATGTTTCAGGAGTTGATGCGGTAATCATGGGGCATACGGTTACCCAGAAGCCATGCAAGCGTGACAACTGCTATTGGATTGATACTGGTGCGGTTCACTGGGGAACCATGACAATTTTAGATTTGAGTTTGATTTGAGGGGATTTGGGATGAATGCAGTTATGGCAGATAAATTTGAACAATTTGAATGGTTGACTCATGGCATTACTGCAAAGTCGCCAAACTTTGAGCCACAAGCACATGGCACTGGGGAGAAACCTTTGAACTACGAAGATCGTTTAGGTGCCATTGCTACAATGGATACGCAGTTGGCGAAGTCGGTTACTTCATTAATTGTCTTTGATGGTAAGTGTGAAAGTGATTATGAATATGTGCGTATGCACCTGGTAAATATCATGCTTCAAAACGCCGTGGCTGATAAGAAACGGGAGCCTGAGCAAATCACCATGAATCACTTGGCTTACTTAATTGCACGCATGGTTATAGATTTCTCTTTAGATCCCCAGCTTGAGAATAACTTCACTGCTCAAGGACGTTTGTACTATGCGGGGATTAATACCATGCAAATGAATGTTGATAATTATCGGATGACATGGAAGCAATACGAAAAGCTAATGGTCATGGCGATCGAGTCAGCAATTAATGAAGCATCAAAATCAATAGAGTTGTATAAGAAAAATACTTACAAAGAATTAAAGGCATAGGTATTTCGTTTTTGCGAAGACTAAGCTATAGTTTCACTATACTGGTCGTATTACGGTTTATCCGAGACCAAGCTTTAAAAGCTCATCAAACGATGGGCTTTTTTGTTGCCGAAATTTGGCAACCATATCCTGTGAGTGTGCCGACTTACAGAACATGCCTTGAGTAAACGCCTAGTTGTTTTAGGCAATTCCAGCTAGGGCTTGGCAACCCGACCTTAAAGAGAATGAAAGCAAGTAAAGTTAACCGTGCATGTAAGGTTGATGTGATTGTGAGTAGCGGTAGATCAGTTGCCGAGCTGGTCAATATCGTAATCTAAGGCAAGGGTGTGGTAATTTGCCACATCCTTATTTAAGCGCCATTAGCTCAACTGGACAGAGCATGGGTTTTCTATACCAATGGTTGTGGGTTCGAATCCTACATGGCGCTCCAAATTTCAAACCTTTCGAATTCGAAACCTTTAAAACTACAAATATCGGAATGGATTTAGCCCCACATATAGAACTCCACACATAAGGAGATCCACATGCTCCAATTCTTATTATGCTTATTCGGCCTTCATGGTGCGACTGAGATCGACTACACGGTTGATAATGAAGAAATCAAAGTGTGTCGTGATTGTTTGAAAGAAGTTGAATAATACAAAATCAAAAATATAAGCCTGCTCATTAATTTGATCGGGCTTTTTTATTACCAAAATAAAGCAGGTGTGGAAAATGAATAAGTTTCAGAAAGGTAGTGCAGACAATATCTTGATTGGATTGATTGCAGTCTTCGTTATAGCAATCATACTGATCTTCTTGTTTGCGTGGCCACAATACAAAGTTTGGCAGCAAGGTATGGCAGGACAGGCTCAATTATCAAAAGCACAGCAATCCAAACAAATTGCAATTGAGACAGCCAAGGCTGAGCTTGAGAGTGCGAAATTGCGTGCAGAAGCAATCAAGGTAATGGGTAAAGCAGCACAAGAGTTCCCTGAGTACAGGCAGCAAGAGTTTATTGGTGCATTTGGTGAAGCTTTACGCGAGGGCAATATTAGTCAAATTGTATATGTGCCAACTGAAGCCAATATTCCTGTCTTGGAAGCAGGCAAGCGACCATCTTCTAATTAATCTTTTCCACTTAGCCGAACGTATTACGGCACATAAACCCCGCTCAATATGAATTATTGGCGGGGTTTTTCTTTTCTTATTTGAACTATTCGGAAATTCCGAAGGGTTGGGATTTATGGCAGATCGTGTACAAGCTAAAAAGGACTTAGAGTTTTGCAGTGCTGAGCTGTCTAAGTATCAGAATCTCAGTAGATCAGGATTAACACTGAATGAGATGCGCACCATTGACGGCATTATGATTAAGCTAAAAGAGCGTATTAATAATTTACGCACAGCTCTTTATGCGTAGTCCTAAGCGACTGGCTGAGATTCGTAAGCTTCCGTGTGTAAGGTGTGGTAATCCAAACTCACAAGCGGCTCACAGTAATTCAGCAAAACATGGCAAAGGTAGAGGAATCAAGGCTTCTGACCAGTTTACTATTCCATTATGTGCAACCTGCCATGCTGCATTTGATCGGTTTGAACTTGGTAATCGAGCAGAGAGTGAAGCCATGTTTGAGAAGTGGCTGGTGAAAGTGGATCGGATGTTGGTGGTGGAAGATAGAGAGGTGTTTTGATGAAGTGGATTAGCGCAAAAGACCAACTACCCAAAACATATGAATCGGTTCTTATTTGCTGGGATGGCGAGACAGTGGATTCTGTGGATGTGGATTTTATGGAATCTCGTCTGGATGGAAGTAATGTTAAGTGGCGTAAGTGGAACCACAATCCACCAACTCATTGGATGTATTGGCCCAAGCCACCTTCGTTTCAGTAGTCTAGGAGTAGGAAATGCAAAAAGCCGTGTTTCCTATCCAGAGTCATGCCGACATCACCAAAGCCATTAACTACATGCATACCAATTACACTCATGCGATTAATGAGGGTAAGCCGTTAAGAGTGGTGATTGATCAGAAACAGGATGATAGGTCGACTGCGCAGAATAGGCTTATGTGGATGTGGTACGGCCAGATAGAGAAAAAGACTGGTCAAGATAAAGACTCACTCCATTACGAGTTTAAGAAGCGCTTTCTGATCTATATCTATCGTCGTGATGATCAGGATTTTGCTGAGACCTGTAATGCGATTGCAATCTTAAAGCAGAATGAATGTGAAGAATACAGGGTGATTGCAGAGCAGGTGATAAGGCTTTGCAGCACAACCAAGTTAAGCGTTAAGCAAATGACTGAGTATTTGAATTACGTGCATGACTTTGCTGTGGCTCAGTTGGGTGTGCATTTAACTGTGCCGGATGATTTGAAGTGGTGCTATCAAGATTGACGTAAAACAAAGACCTCCTTCGGGTGGTTTTTTAATGGGCACAATATATGAAAAGACCACAACCACCAGAACGACTTCTAAATATTGACCCTATAGATAATGTAGATTTTGAGCCAGCAAAAGAACTAGAAGAATGGATTATCGATACTTTCATTTCCAGTGATGGAAAGCTTTACAACCCTGATCACGCTCATATATCGCCGTGGTCTAGCACCTTATTTAAAGTTCTATGGGCATCTTCTGCATTCATCAAAGCTGACAGAGTTGTATTGGGTCAAACTGAGAAGTTTTCGCCTATGGCAGGTGGCTGGCGAAAGTTACGACAAGAAAAACAAATGATTGATTGGTTTGGCTGTGTACCAGACTTCATCATTACTATCGATGCAAAGTTTGCATCGCAGGCAAGCGATACAGAATTTTGCGCATTGATTGAGCATGAGCTTTACCACCTTGGTGCCAAGCGGGACGAAGATGGGAATTACTTAATAAGTCCTTCAACGGGTGAATATAAATACTATTTAAGACCACACGATGTAGAAGAGTTTCATGGTGTGGTTCAACGCTATGGTGCATCAGAAGATGTGCAGAAGATGGTAGACCTTGCTAATGATGGGCCAACAATTGGAAAAGCTAAAATTGCACACGCTTGTGGTACCTGTCTTTTAAAATTGGCTTAAATTTTTTTGCCTATTTTGTGATACGTAGTGATACAAAGAGGTGGTTATGGCAGCCCTAAAAGAGCCTGTAAAAATATTTATAGTTCAAGCTCTTGCGTGCCGTGACACCCCACAAGAAGTAGCGGAGCTTGTATCACAAGAATTTGGGGTGAAAATTGATCGAGTACAATGCTCAACATACGATCCCACAAAACAACGCGGTAAAAATCTTTCCAAGAAATTTGTCGACCTTTTTTATGAGACCCGTGAGAAGTTTGATGCTGGATTGATTGATATTCCGATTACTCAAAAGTATTACCGCTTAAAGCAGTATCAAAAGCATCTTGAAAAAAATGCCAGAAATACCGTGATGTCACTAAACATCATGAAGCAAGCAGCACAAGACTTGGGTGGTCAATTTACCAATCGACAAGAGATCACAGGCAAAGACGGCAAGCCAATAGAGACTGTGAGTTCTAATGTTTCAACTGAAAGCTACCTTACAGCAAGGGAGCAGGCGTTAAATGATTATTGACCCAGCGCGCGAGCTTGCGATCCAAATTGAAGCGCAGCAAGACCTGTACTTCTTTTCGCGGTACATGTTCAAAGAGCGCCGCAAGTACAAGTGGATGCATAACTGGCACCATCGTGTGGTTTGCGATGCTTTAATGAAAGTATTCCGTGGTGAAACTAAGCGTTTAATCATCAATATTCCACCACGTTATTCCAAGACTGAATTGGCTGTGATTAATTTCATGGCTTGGTGCTTTGGCAAGGTGCCTGATTGTGAGTTTATTCATATCAGCTACTCTGCGACATTGGCAGCTAATAACGCATTTCAGACGCGAAATTTGGTACAGGAAACAGCATACAAACGCGTATTTCCTGAATTTCAGCTACGCGATGACAGTAAGGCTAAAGATGATTGGCGCACTCAAGCGGGCGGTGTCTGCTACGCACAGGGTACAGGCGGTACGATCACGGGTTTTGGTGCTGGTAAGATCCGAAAGGAATTTGGTGGGGCTATCATCATTGATGACCCACACAAAGCCAGTGAAGCAAGCTCTGACACAATTCGCGGTAACGTTATTGAGTGGTTTCAAAACACGCTTGAGTCGCGGACAAATTCACCTGATACACCAATTATTGTCATCATGCAGCGCTTACATGAAGAAGATCTTGCAGGTTGGTTGCTTGCTGGCGGTAATGGTGAAGAATGGGAACACTTATGTCTGCCAGCGATTCAAGATGATGGCACAGCGCTATGGCCTGCTAAGCATTCAATTGAACGCCTAAAGGTGATGGAGGATGCGGCGCCTTATGTGTTCTCAGGTCAGTATCGACAATTACCATCACCGCCAGCAGGCGGTTTTTTTAAACCTGATCGAATTGAAATTGTTGATGCGATGCCTGCGGAATTTATCAAAGAAGTCCGCGCTTGGGATTTGGCTGCTTCTGAAAACGAAGGTGACTGGACGGCTGGTCCACGAATGCTCAAGACCAAAGAAAACATCATTTACATCGTGGATATGGTGCGCGGCAGATGGGGGCCTGATGGTGTCGAAAATACAATTATTCAGACAGCTCAGATGGATGGTAAATCAGTAATGATTCGGTTGCCGCAAGATCCAGGTCAAGCAGGTAAATCACAGGCTAAAAACTTTGTGACGAAGCTTTCTGGATTCCGAGTAAAAGCTGAAACAGTTTCAGGTGACAAGATTACTCGTGCACAACCTTTTGCAGCACAGGTCAACATCGGGAACGTGAAGATGCTTCGCGGTGATTGGAACAAAGCGCTCGTTGATGAGTTACGCAACTTTCCCAATGGCAAACATGACGACCAAGTGGATGGCTGTAGTGATGGGTTTAACGAGTTAAATGAGGCCCCTCAAGTCACTCACATCGACCTACCAATGTTTGGATTCTAATATGAGCATTACAGCAACACATGCTGACTATGATAAGCACATTGCGACTTGGAATAAGTTGGATGATGCTTGTGGTGGTCAGGAAGTAATTAAAGAAAAACGTGAAGTTTATTTGCCACTACCTACACTATTTAAATCCCCTAAAGATTTAGATGGTAAGGGGCGATATGGGGAATATTTGCTCCGTGCAATCTTTCCAGGTGTAACAAGTCGAACGCTTGCCAGTCATATCGGATTGGCATTTGGGAAAACACCGGTATTCAATCGTCCACGTACGCTGGAATATTTAGAACGCAATGCCGATGGTGCTGGACGTTCAATTTGGCAATGTGCACAGCGTGCGACACGACTGGTAAATAAAAACTATCGCTGTGGGGTTTACGTTGACTACCCAGCAGTAGTACCCAGCAAAAATAAGGAAGAGGAAAAGTCAAAAGGCGCTTTTCCGATGATTCATATTATAAAAGCGGGTGCAATCAAGGATTGGGATTACATCATTGTTGGCAATCAAAAAAAGCTTAGCTTTGTAAAATTGTTGGAAACAGTGAAGGTTCGCAACGGCTTTACTGTTGAGTCAAATGATCAGTATCGTATTTTGCTGTTGGAAGAAACGGCTAATGGGCATGTTTATACAGTGCAGATCCACTCAAAGGATGAGAAAGGACAATGGGTAGAAGGTGAGAAGTTTATTCCAACTGACTACCACGGCAAGCCATGGGACTACATTCCTTTTACGTTCTGTGGCGCCGTGGATAATTCAGATGAGATTGGAACTGCTCCGCTGTATGAATTAGCTTCAATGGAGCTTTCATACTATGCCAGTACTGCGGATGTGGAAGAGTCTGCATTTATTGTTGGTCAGCCTACGTTGTGCTTCCCAAGCATCACATCAGAGCAGTATGCCATGGTGAAAGAATCTGGTGCCAGTGTCGGTAGCCGTTCAGGAATTCCAACAGATGCGAAGATGGTCCAAGCAGAAAAGAATGGTTTGGCCTATGAGCGTATGAATGACAAATGGAATCAGATGAAAGAGCTGGGTGCACGCTTGATCGAGGTTGGTTCCGCCAATAAGACTGCTACACAGGCAGACAATGATAGTTCGGTGCAACATTCTGTTTTGTCGTTGGTCGTGGCCAACGTGTCTGAAGCATTCACCATAGCATTACGTTGGTGTGCAAAGTTTGTTATCCCTGAGCATGATTTAAAGGTGGATGAGCTTAGCTTTACGATTGCTCAAGATTTTAATAAGCCAAAATACGATCCAGCACGCTCTAAATTGATTTACGAAGCCTGCCTTGCTGGTGAATTGCCAATGTATGTTTGGTATCACTACGAGCAGACAGGTACATTCCCAGAAGACAAATGGGAAGACATCGTAAAGAAAATTGAGCAGCGGAATGATGGCACTATGGATGCATAAGCATGAACACATCAGCGCAAAAAGCCTTACTTGATGCGCTGACTCAGCATCAGGCATATCTGTACCGAGCGTCATCACAATCAGTTAATGAGCTAATCAAGCGCTTTAATTCGCTCTCAAATACTCAATTACAGCGATTATCAGAACTGCTTGAAGAATTAACCGATTCAGAACGAAATGCGCTTAAATCGTTTAATTTTGGTAGTAAAGCAAAGACATCTAAACTCATTGAAGAAATCAAAACCATTCTTGATGAGTGGTTCACTTCGATTGATGTGGACTTGTCTGAAAAGTTTCACAAGTCTGCTTTGGATTTGGCGATATATGAAGCTGCATACACAGCAAAACTTGCTGGTGATGCTGCTGTGGTGGTCGCTAGTGCTGAGATTTATAAAACAGCAAGAAAAACGCCTTTTGCTGGCGGTCAGTTGGTGGATTATCTGATTGCTGATATTGCCGATTCATTGCGTAAAAAAGTAGAGTACGTCATTCGTGATGGTATTTCACAAGGTCAGACCAATCAGCAGATTGTTCAGCGGATTAAAGGCAAGAAATCCTTAGATTATAAAGATGGATTGTTTAAATCATCGCGTGAATCGATTGAACGGCAAGTAAGGACTGTGAGAAGCCATGTGGCGAATGCGGCTTATGAAGAAACCTACAAGGCTTTGGGTTTTACGCATCTTAAATTCATTGCAACACTGGATGGCAGAACATCTAAGCAATGCGCCTCACTAGATGCCAATGTCTATGACATCAACAAGGCTTATCCAAAACCGCCTTTGCATTATAACTGCCGCAGCGTTCTCATTGGAGTTGATGCAGACGGAAAGCTGTCAGGCAAAAGACCATTTGTAAGCGATTCAAGGCCGGTTCGAGACATCCCGAAAACTGAAAGAGAAGGGAAAATCGGGCAAGTAAGTGCTAATACCACTTTTAAGTCATGGTTCGCTCAGCAAGATGAAGAGTTCAAGCGCGAATGGCTGGGTAAATCCAAGTACAAACTTTGCACACCAACGTAATGCTATGGTGAATGCTTCAGACAC